GGTTTGATTTCGCAAACACAGGTGCAGCTTCAATTGAAAACTTTAGGAAAAAATTAGGTGTTGATGTAAATGCTTCATCAAATGGTGCAGAAAAGGAACTTGTTAATCCTAAAAAAACAGAACAGGAAGGTTTAACAAGTAGATTGGAAAGCATAACGAAATCAACTATTGGAATAGATATAAAAGATTTAGGTAATAATGCAGAAATTGAAACGGGCGGTGATGCTTTACCAGTTAATTTAACAACCACAACAGGCTTTGGGTTATGATAGATTTATTACTTTTTGAAAGCGGTGATGGTGGTGATGTAAATTTACTTGGTAATGATATTGAAATGACCAACAGTATTTTCAATATGGTTTACATGGCTTTATTTGGGGGTAATCCTGAAGCGGTAACAACAGGAAATGAAGTTGAAGGTGAAGAAAGAAATGATTTTTGGGGAAATGCTTTATTATTACCAAACGATCAGGAAAAACAACTTAATTCATTTACTGAAAATGTACTAAATACCGTTGCACTTGATAGTGCTGGAAGGGTTAAAATTGAAGATGCTGCAAAGGATGATCTTCAATTTATGTCTATATTAGCAGAAATTACAATTGATGTTTCTATTGTAATGAACAACCGTGTTGAAATAGAAATATTATTAATTGAACCGGGTAATTTAACAGAAAAGAAATTTCAATTCATTTGGGATGGTACAAGGCAGGAATTAATTGAAAAAAGAATTTTATAGCAATGGCAGTACAACAACCAACATTAAATGATTTATATGTTTCGATTTTATCAGATTTAAAATCGGAACTTGGAATTACCAGTGATTTTTTCGGTAAGGTGTTTTTAATGCCTTTGGCAATGGTTCAAGCTGGTAAATTGAAATTATATTATTTAGCAATTGCCAATCTCCAGAGAAATATATTTGTTGATTTAGCAGAACCTATTTCATTTGGTGGTACATTGGAACGTTTCGGATTGGTTAAGTTAAACCGTCTACCTTTTACGGCTCAATCAGGAAGTTATGATGTAACTGTTACAGGTACAATTGGCGTTTTAATACCAGCCAACACAACATTCAAAAGCAATGATGATTCATTAAGTCCTTCAAAACTTTATGTGCTTGATGCTGATTATACAATGATTACAGAATCCGATGTGATAACAGTTAGAGCCACTGAAGGTGGTTTGGATAGTCGGTTGGTTGTTGCTGATAAAATGAGTTTAACAGCACCAATTGCAAATCTTGATACCATTGCAACAGTTGTTGCTGAAACAATAATTCCTTTATCAGCTGAAGATATTGAAGATTATAGAGCAAAAGTTATAGAGGCTTACCAATTAGAACCACAAGGTGGTGCGGGTTCAGATTATAGGATTTGGTCATCTGATGCACAGGGTGTTTTACGGGTTTATCCATATGCAAGATTTGGTTTTCCAAATGAAGTTGTTGTTTTTGTTGAAGCAACAATTGCTGATTCATCTGATGGAAAAGGAACACCAACACAGGCTATTTTGGATGATGTTGCAGATGTTATTGAATTTGATCCAGATACAACAAAACCGTTAAATGAACGGGGGCGGCGGCCTTTAGGAGTGTTTGATGTGGTTGTATCATCAATAACATTACTGGAAATTGATTTGGAATTTACTGGTTTTTTAAATTTGACAGCCGAAAAGCAAACAAGCATATTGAATGCTGTGATTGATTTCCTTTCTAAAACACGTCCTTTTGTGGCATCATCTGATGTTCTTGCAAATAAAAATGATATTATAAGCGTGAATAACTTAACTTTTATAGTTCTGGAAGCCGAACCAACAGCGGTTTTTACCTCTTTGGATTTAAAGGTTGATTCAGTTTCTGTTCCTTCTTTAACACTGCTTGATGGTAACATTCCAACATTGAACACAATCACGTATGTTTAATAGCAGGATATTAAATCTTTCCAAACGTTTATTTCCACGTGGTCGTGCTTTTCGTATACCAACAGGAAGTACAATTGAAAAAGTGTTAAAAGGTCTTGCTGTAAGTGATAGCACCGCCTATTCAGAAGCAATTTCTGTTCTGAATTCAATATTACCTGATAATGATAATTTTACGGCTGAAGATGCCACAAATTGGGAACGCCGCTTGGGGTTGATTACTGTTGATGGTCTTGATTTGGAAGATCGTAAATTGGCTATTGCGCGTAAAATGCAACACCCCGGTTCAATCAAAGCGCGGCAACATTATTTGTATCTTCAGAAACAATTGCGTGATGCAGGTTTTGATGTTTATGTTCATGAAAATAGAGTTGCACAACCAGTAACATCAACAATTGCACTTGGTACCTTTAACTTGGGTGAAATGAATCTTGGTGATGTAGAAACAAACCCTTTTCCATGGGGTGTAATTTCTCCTGAAAATTACAATGCTGAAAGTTTTGATGTGATTGCTAATTATTTAGATCCGGCGCTTGATGCTATTTTTTTAACCAGAACATACACTTCTTTGCTTGGTGAAATTACACTTGGTGAATTTAATCTTGGTGATTTGTTTGATTTTGATACTGCATTAAAATCAACATTTTTTATTGGTGGTCAAGCTTTTGGCACTGTAGCGGTAATACAACAGGCAAGGGTTACGGAATTCAGGCAGATTGTATTGAGATCAAAGCCAGCACAAACCGCTGGATTTAGTTTCTTAATATTTGGGAATGAAGATTATAATAATGATTATAATAGTGACTATAACAGTCAAGTATAATTAAAAAATAAAATGTTAAATTTGTAATACATAAAAATATATTGATATGGCTAGAGATTTTAGTGCGCAAACGGGAATTGATACTTCAGATCCAACGAATTTTCCAAATGGTAGAGTAAAAGATACTGTTGGACCAACGGCGGGTACTGCATGGAAAGAAGCAATTACAGGTGATTTTACACAATTCTTTCAAAAACTTCTTATTGATGCAGGTATTACAGCAAATGATGATCCTGATAGTGTTGGTAATGGTTATCAATTAATTGATGCTTTAATTAATATGATTTCCAAAAAAGGTATCAAGAGAGTAAATACAGAAACTGAAGTGAATGGAGCAATGACTACAACACCACAAATTATTTTAACCAGTGTACTTTCAGCAGATGATAATTTTGATGATATTAAAGTTGTCTGTACAGGAAAAATGACTTCCAAGGCAGGGGGTTCATCTGGTGATTTTTTCATTCTATCAATAGAAGTGGACGGTGTTGAACAACATGCACAATCTCAATCTGTTTTCACGGATTCAAGACAAGAAATGATTGCAATTGTTGCTTCTGGTATTGCTTATACGGCTGGTGATGTAGTTACAATTGTAGGTGCAACAACGGCAGAAACATGTGATGTTTCTGCAATGTCGATGGTTGTTGAAGGTATAAACGTTTAAAATTAAAGTATGGCAATACAAGATTATACTGCATTGTTAACGGCAATTGATATCATAATTGCAACAAATGGTGTTGGTGATATTACCGCTGCGGTTCATAACCCTTTATTGAAAGATATAACGGATACATTAAAATCTTTATCAGGGAATTATGTTACGTTGGTTGAAGATTCTCCAAATGTATATTCAGGTGCACCAGATTCAGGTATTTCTGCATATGTTGAAGGAACAATTTTTAACATGAAATTCCCCACTTCAATTACTGGTGCAACAAATATAAATTTAAGTGGTGTTGGTAATCGGTTATTGAAAAAAGAAAGTGGTGGTGTACTTGTTAATGTTACAACTGGTGATATTTCTGCAACTGTATCGTATACCGTAATAATAACTTCATCAAATATTCAATTGATTGGAAAAGCTGATCCACTTTCTGATGCACAAGTTGAAACGGCATATAATAATCAAGTTGCAGCAGCAAGTGAAGCAGAAATGATTGCTGGAACTATTACCGCAATTCGTAGAATGACACCTGAAAGAATCAAGCAGGGGGTGTTGCCTCGAAAATTAGAGATCAGAACACAGGCGTTGCCATATACGGTTTTAGATGCTGATACGGGAAAACATATTGAACTTACTGGAACAGGTACATTAACAATTCCAACAGGTTTAACAACAACGGGTCAATGGTCCATTGCAATAACTGCTGGAACAGCGCAAACATTAACAACATCAGGTGTTACAGTCAACACTGCAAATGATGATATTGCACAAATATCAGCTGGTGGAATCATTTCAATAGCTGCAACAGCAACAAACACTGTGAGGTTGGCAGGTAATACTGAAGCTTAATGTTAGGATTTATTAGAGGTTCGGGTATAATTGGTGCTATTATAGATGTATTAGATAATGCACTAGAATTTGATGGTACAAATGATGAAGTCACTTTTGTATCTACAGCGGCACCACTAGAAGGTGCTTATGTCATGCAAATTTACAGTAAAGATATTTCAACCTTGGGGTGCCTTATTGCAAAAGGGCCGGGATTTGATAATTTAACCAATATTGTTACCCCTGACAAAATTAACTGCTTTACGGCGGGCGCTAATAGGAATTTTACATTTGGTTTTTCTATGGTCAATGATACATGGTATACTCTTTTGGTTACAACATCTAATGCAGCGG